GTTGTGTTCAAGATGAATTTATGAAAGAATATGATGACATAGGACAAAGACTGGCTATTTGTTACGCTCAAATACAAGAAGAGGAGGAGGAGAGACAAACCAACTTCCCTAACAAAGGAGATGATAAAAAGATAAGTCTAAGAAATAGCGAAAGGCCACAATTTGACTACGACTTTGCTTTAAATATCAAAGAACAAACTCCCGAAATATGGTCAGCTGGTGGCAATATAAGAGGGAATGAAGCTTTTATGCTATGGGGTAGAGCTAGAGATGGGCAAGACACCGAAGCTATTAGAGAGTGGATTAAAGAACGTGAAGCGTGGATAGCTAGACACTTTGAGGACGGTAAACAATTCGAGGGAGATGTCGAGCCAAACTTATCCAACGTTGGGGGAGTTATTGCTCAAATCAAGTGGGGTACTATCGGAACTCTAGGAGAGCAAGGTATGAAAGACGTTATCTTAGAACTAACTAAAAAGCTAGAGGGTAAAAAAGAAGAAAATCAAGTCTCTGACGATGTAAAGAAAGGACTTGAAAAGAAAGTTGCAGACCACAATGAAGAAGTTAAAGACTTAGACTTGGATTGGGATGGCTCTGTAAATTTAAGCACGTTAGAAGAAGTATTTGAGAGAGGAGTAGGAGCTTACAATACCAATCCTGGGTCTGTACGTCCACAAGTTCAAAGCGCAGAACAATGGGCGTATGCTAGAGTCAATTCATTTCTATTTGCGCTAAAAAAAGGACGCTTTCAAGGAGGTAAACACGATACTGACTTATTGCCTAGTGGGCATCCAGTAAAAGAAGAAATGGAAAATAAATATAATATGGAAAACGAAGAAATAAGAAAGAAAGTTGGCACAATGATTACAGATGGTATTGAATTACCATTATATGATACAATAGAAGAAGCTGAAGCTGAAGCCGAAAAATTAGGAGGAAGTGGACATCACGAACACACAATGGACGGGAAAGTTTTTTATATGCCATTTTTAAATCACGAACAAGCTAAAGAAGTTATGAGTAAAATAAATATGAATGAACATTATCCATCTCACGAAGAAGAAAAAAAGTCTGAAATAAGAATAAATCCAAACAAAGAGATAAGAACAATTCAAGTCCAAGACTTAGAAGTAAGAATGGACGGAGACAAGCCCAAGGTAGTCGGTTACGCTAGTGTTTTTGATTCTCTTTCCAATGATTTGGGAGGATTTAGAGAATATATCGGGAAAGACGCTTTTGAGGGACGATTAGAGGACGATGTGCGCTTCTTAATTAATCACGATGGCTTACCACTAGCTAGAACCACAAACGGAACTCTAAGACTTTCTGTCGATGAAAAGGGCTTAAAATATGAGGCGGATATGCCCGACACTACTGACTCAAGAGACTTAATGGAACTATTGAAAAATGGAACGGTTAACCAATCGTCTTTCGCTTTTATAGTTGAGGAAGACTCTTGGGAGATGAAAGAGGGCGTAAATGTTAGAACTATTGACAAAATATCACGCCTATTCGACGTGTCAGCGGTCACTTATCCAGCTTATGAGGAAGCTACGTCAAGCGTTGCTCTACGTTCTTTGGATAAATGGAACGAGAAAAGATTACAAGAAAACTTAGAAAAAGAAAAGCAAGAGACAAAAAAAGAAGAACAAGACTTGAAAAATCGCTCTCTTGCTAAGTTGCGATTGAAAGTCTTAAAACATAAATCTAATTAATAATAATATTTGAAATGAAAAACTCAAATTCTTACAAAGAAGAAAGAGCTGAAATCATTGAGAAAATGGAAGCGATAGTGAACTCGGCTGAGGGACGTGAGCTTTCTTCTGATGAGTCAACTACTTTCGACTCACTTAACGAAAAGGTTGAGGAGCTAAATAAAACTATCACAAGAGCGGTATCTTTTGAAAATTTGAAAGCTAACAAAGCGGTAAAAGAAGAGAGAGACAACACTCCTAAAGAGATGAAAGACTACTCTTTCCAGGAAGCAATGCGTCAAGCGTACAACGGTCGCTTAGAGGGCTTAGTTGCTGAAATGGACCAAGAAGCTAGAATCCAGTCTCCAAATCAATCTTTTAGAGGTATTGCTATCCCAGCTTCTGTATTGGAAACTCGTAACGTAGTTACTGGTAACGTAAACGCTACCGAAGTAATGTCATTCACTGACCAACTTATCGCTTCTTCTGTATTAGTTCAAGCTGAGATGTACACAGGAATCAATAACGCAAAGTTCCCAATCGTTGACGAAATAAGCGCAACGTTTGTAGCTGAAGTGCCTGGGTCTGATACTGCTGCTGCTGGTGTTGTTAACGGATTGACTCTTTCTCCAAAGAAATGTATGTCAGTTGTTAATATGTCAGTAGAGTCTTTAGTACAAAATGACGGTCTAGAAGCTGCTATCCGTAGCAACATTGCTAAAGCGTTGATGGCTGAGTTAGAAAGCAACTTGTTAGCTAGTGCTGACGCTGCTGCTGGTCCAGCTTCAATCTTTGCTGATGCTACTGACGGAGGTGCTACTCTTGACGCTGCTGCTCTATTAGCTGCTGAGACTACTGTTCTTAATAACAACGTTAACCCAGCTCTAGGTAAATTTGCCTATTTAGTAAACGGAGACGCTTTAGGTATCATTAAAGGTTTAGCACAAGTTGCTGATGTTTCTCCTATCTATGATAACGCTGACAAGTTGACTAATAGCTACGCTACTTTCGTAAGTTCTTTAGTAGGTAACAAGACTACTAACTACGACTCTGTATTATTCGGAGACTTCTCAAAAGTGAAGCTAGCTCAATTCGGTGGACTTGATATTCTATTTGACCCTTACACGCTATCAGCTCAAGGAATCGGTAGAATGGTTGCAGCTGCTTTATTGGATGGTGACGCCGTTCAAAATGCAGACGCTTTTGTTCAAATCGAGACTGAAGCATAATTTGTTTAATTGGTGGGGAGGTTAACTCCTCCCCTCCATTTTTTTTATTACTATGCCCGAGTACAATTACAACATATTAAAATACAATAACTACGTCCCTTATGGAAAGCTAGTTCTAGATGCTGCTCCAGTAACGACTTTGGTATCTTTAGCCGAAGCTAAGGAACATTTAAGAGTTGACCATTCCAACGATGATACATATATAACGACGTTAATAGACGTCGCTACTGATGTTGTAGAGTCATTTACTCGGACCAAACTAATTACTCAAAGGTGGAATATTTACTTTGACCAATTTCCACCCTATATTGATTTACAGATAGGAATAGTAAGACAGGTTCTCTCTGTAAGATATTACGACCAAGATAACGTATTACAAACACTACCGACTACTGACTACGACGTCGATGTTAATGCCAAACCTGGTAGAATATACGAAGCGACTGGCAAGAGCTTCCCTCAAACTTACGAAAGAGCTAACGCCGTTATAGTTACTTTTGAGGTCGGTGTGACGGATAAATTACCCTCGGCTTTTAAAGCTGCTATGTTAATTATAATTGGTAGATACTACGAAAACCGTCAAGACGTTGTGTTGGGTACTATTGCTACCGAAGTGCCTTTAATGGTTGAGCATTTATTAACTCCTTATCGTTTGCTAGAGCTATGATAATTGGCAAACTAGATACACCAGTTACACTTAAAGAACACACTTTCACCACTAACACTTATGGGGAGAGGACGATAGATACGACCACAGAGACAACTATTTGGGCGGATTTTACATTCAAAAGCGGTAATACTAAAATAGAAGCCGACAACTTGACAAATACGGAAGTTATTGAATGTATGATAAGATATAGAACCGACATAGGAACTAGCCGACACTTTGTTATAACTAAGGGGACACAAGATTACACAATCGAAAGCGTGAGAGAGATAGGACGTCAAGATTATATGATGCTAACATTGAAACAACAAAACTTTGATACGGTAATATGATAGTCTCGGCTCAAATAGATGAAAAGGAACTCAACTCTCTTATTAAAGATTTGGAGAGCTTAAATATGTCCGAAAGTCGCAATAA